CCAGTTTGGCGCGGACGTTGAGGCCTGCGAGGCCTGGGACCGATGGAGCCAGGGAGGCGCGAGCTACAAGGCCTCGGGCTCGGATAGCTGTGAGGCCAAGTGGGCCACGTACAGGGGCCAGGGCGCCACACTGCGCTCGCTGATATTTCAGGTCAATCAAATGGAGCGCGAGGAGGCACTGGCGAACGGCGAGGTAATACTCACAAACAACGTGATGGACCACGCCAGGTCTTTTCTCGACAACCGCTACAGCACGGAGGAGGGCCGGGAGTTGGTGCACTACGCGCAGGACTTCTACAAGTACACCGGCACGCACTACGACGTGATGGAGGAGGCCACAGTTCGCGCGGAGTTGTACGCGTTCCTGGACATGTGCAAGAAGGCCGGACGTGGCGGGGCACTGGTCCCGTTCAACCCAACGCCGGCGTCAGTCTCCGGCGCACTGGACGGCGTTAAAGCTCTCGTTCACCTGGAGAACAGGCCCAACACTAAGCCCCCTATATGGTTAGATACCTATAGGTTGCAAAAGCCGAAGGCAATTAAACTTATAAGTTTAATTAACGGGCTCTTTGACATGGAGGACAGCACGCTGTACCCTCACTCACTGGGGCTATTCACTCAAAACTCTTTACCGTTCTCTTATGACACAAACGCGCAGTGCCCCAACTGGGAAAATTTCCTTGGATCCGTTTGGGGGGATGACCCAGAGTCAATCTCCACACTGCAAGAGATGTTCGGCTATATACTTTCTGGGGACACCAGTCAGCAGAAGTTCTTTAACATTATTGGGCCCAGGCGATCAGGGAAGGGAACAATTAACAAGGTCCTCGTCGCGCTCCTCGGACAGCACAACACCGTGGCTCCGCAGTTGGAGGAGCTTTGCGATACATTTGGTCTACAGCCTTGGCTTGGCAAGTTGCTTGCTAGCTTTACTGATGCCAGGGCTCCCGAGCGGAATCGTTCCGCTGTTGTATCTCAACTGCTTAGGATTGTCGGTGGCGATACTATTACAGTAAACCGCAAGAACAAGGAAAGCTGGAACGGGTACCTGCCGACGCGCATCGTGATCTACTCCAATGAAGTGCTACAGCTAACGGAGAACTCAAACGCGCTAACGGGCCGTATGGTTGTGCTGAAGATGACCAAGTCGTTCTATGACCAGGAGGACACCGAACTGGCCCACAAACTGGAGCAGGAGCTGTCTGGGATCTTCAACTGGGCACTGGAGGGGCTAAAACGCCGTCTGGCGCGCGGTGGGCATTTCCTACAGCCAACGTCAGGCAAGGAGCTTTTAGAGCTTATGGCTGAGCTAGGGAACCCCATAGGGTCCTTTGTGGAGGACGCGCTGATCTACGACCCGCACGGAGTGGCGGACAAGGACGAGGTGTTCGCCTGCTTTAAGCACTGGGCCCTTAAGAAATCGTTGCCACCTGGCACAGAATTAGCATTTAAACGACGTTTCCTTGCGGCGACACAGGAACATCGTGTACAATCTGATTTAGACAGGACTGAAGGCAAAAGATCGCACATCTACCGGGGCGTTAAACTAAACGCTAAGGCTCAGGTGTACATTGACGAACAATTTATGGACGACGGAGAGGTATTCTAATGAGTAATTTTACTAAGGACGTTATAGTGAACGTCGGGGTTATAGTGGTCGTGCTGTTGCTGATCAGCGCCGGGATGATGCTCGGGCAAATGTTGGGGGTACAGTAAATGATTAAAGACATAATACTGGACATAATACTGGAGTTGGGGCTTGTGCTTGCAGTGGCGCTCGCCGTGTTTGGCTTGAGTTACGGGGGCTATGAGATGTACGCATTTTTTAAGCCTAGGTACGTTGCGGTGGACAACGCAACGTTTAAAGAGTCACAGCAGTACAATGACGGCATGATTCGAGACCTTGAGAATTTGCAAATGGACTACAACAGCGCGGGGCCGGAACAAAAGCAGGCGCTTAGGGCCATCATCTTACACAGATTCTCAGTCTACCCACTGGAGAAGATGCCACTTAGCCTACGTAATTTTTATGATCAAGTGAGGGGACAGCAATGAGAAATATTTTATTCGCAGTGTCAATGCTAGCGCTACTGGCTGGGTGCGTGGAAGATGATCCAACAAGCGCACAGATTGAGCGCAAACAGCAGGAGCAAATGAGCCTACAGGCGGTGCAGTCCGTGGGCATGCCAGCAATTACCAACTTTGCTGAGAAGCGCATGATGCGCGATATCCTGGAGTTGCGCGACCGCAGTGTGGCAACGACAACGTACATTGTGGACATGAACGGCAACAGGCACAAGCTGTGCAATTCAGTTGGGTACGGGCTACCGTACGCGACGCAGTACACCAACCCACAAATGCCACAGCGGGCCGGAGTTAATGGGAGCTACTCAATATACTTGTTGCCCCAGGCGGATCCCAACGGCCTGTACAGCCCCGCCAGTGCTGAGGGCACTTGGGTCTTGTGCGTAAACCCACAAACAAATAAGCCCGTACCACTCTACATTGAGCCTCGGATTATTGTTTCACCTTTCCCACTGGAGTAGCATGTTTATATACACCATTGGTGACATTGTCGGCGCTATATACGTGGCGTTAGTGGTGTTTATTTTTCTTGGAATTTACATTGTTCATAAATTTGACGAATAAGGTGCGTACTATGAAGAAAAAAGATATTGCAAACCAAGTCGCGCGAGACAGTGCAACGCATTACTCTGAGGCCGGCAAGGGGGACGCACAGCGCCCCACCGATCAGCAGAAGTACGAAGATGGCTACGAGCGGATATTTGGTAAAAAGAAACCGTTGGCGCGTGACATAAACGAGGATGATTTTATTCAGGCCCTTGGCCCCTGCGGAAAATGAACAAGTGCTCGCGCTGTGGCGCAAACCTAGTTGAGTTGACAACGCACTACCCTGCGGGATACACAAAGACCGAGGTGATGTGCGTGCACGCGTTTAGGCACGCCGTGAGTGACTTTTGCAAAGAACTAAAGGAGAAACTGGGATGGACCAAGAAATCAAACCCATAAAATACCGCAACGCCATTCAGTGCACCGTTTGCGATGATGTGATTGAGAGTAAGCACCGGCACGACTTTAAGTGGTGCAGTTGTGGCAGTTGTGCGGTTGACGGTGGAAACGATTACTTGCGACGTTTAGGTGACCCGAGTAATTGGATTGAACTATCAATTTCAAAAGAAAATGAAGATGAAAAAATATAATTATTACAAGATAAGGTCTGGGTTTTTCCCGGACATTATTAAGATCTGCTTTTCTAACGAGCAGTATCAAAGTATATTAAAAGATTATGAAATTAAAGAAAATACTATTGCCCTGCAGTCAGGCGTGGCCGAAACGCACTTTATACAAAACAATTACCTGGGGATAATAATTGGCGTGTTCAATTTAGCTGAGATGGGCGATGATGTTGCGTCCGTCAGTGGCACTATTGCGCACGAGGCCAGTCATATTATTGACCGCGTGGCGGAGTACATTGGCGAGGATCACATAACGCACGAGGTGCGGGCGTACTTTACTCAGTTTCTTGTAGAGAACATCTGGCTATGTATTATCGAGGAAAGAAAACAAAATGCTAGAAAGCAAAATAGAGAGTTATCTAGGGAAGCAAGTAAAGAAAAACGGCGGGCTAAGTCTAAAGTGGATAAGCACGATAACGGGAGTGCCGGATCGAATAGTGTTCCTGAGAAAGCAGATCCACTTAATAGAACTGAAGTCGAGTACTGGAAAAATATCGCCAAGACAGAAAATAGTCTTTCAGATATTGTCGGACCAGGGGTTCCCAGTCACCCTAATAAACTCCCTTGAGCAAGTAGACCAATTTATACGCGACAATGTTAAACAGATCAAACCTACACCCGTACCAGACGCACTTTGTGGACCTGGCCAAGAGCATGCAAGGGATTGGCCTACTGCTACCGCCAGGACTCGGCAAGACCACCACGACGCTAACGATTGTGGCGGAGCACTTCACGGGAAAGACGCTTGTGATAGCCCCGAAGAAGGTGGCGGAGTCTGTGTGGGCGCAAGAGACGCAAAAGTGGTCTCACCTAAAGCATTTGCGCACAGCATTGGTCCTGGGGTCCGACGCGCAAAGGGTTAGGGCTTTGGAGTCTACGGCGGACGTGTACGTTATCAATTTGGAGAATGTGGCGTGGCTGTGCGAGCACCCCGCGAGCTTTATAGAGAATTTTGACAACCTGGTGATCGACGAGTCATCTCGGTTTAAGGACGCGTCCACGAAACGGTTTAAGGCGCTTAAGAAACACTTGAGGCGGTTTAAGCGCAAGGTTATTTTGACCGGCACGCCCACGCCACAGGGCCTAGGAGACCTTTGGGCGCAGGTGGCCATACTTGACCTAGGGGAGCGCCTCGGAAAGTCCCTGACGGCCTTTAGAACGCGTTACATGGAGCCTACAGACCGCAACAGGCACACGGGCATGGTCTACAAGTGGGGGGTACGTGCGGGCAAGGACGTTGAGATACACAACGCAATCCAGGACATATGCTTTGCGCTGAGGGCCGAGGAATACTTAACATTGCCAGAGTTGACGCGGGTCTATCACGACGTGTCAGTTGATAAATCCGTTTGGGCGAGCTATAAAAAGTTGGCCAAGGACATGACCCTGGAAACTTCCGGCGAAACAATCACCGCCGTAACAGCCGCGACTTTAGGCAACAAGCTACAGCAGTTTACGTCTGGATTTTTATACACCGAGGATAAGACGCCAATTAGACAGCACGAGGAAAAAATAAATCACCTTGAGCAGATACTGTGCGAATATACGCCAACACTGATTTTCTACCATTACAAGGAATCTTTAGATTCCATCATGCGCCATTTTCCAGAGGCAAAGATACTATCCACCAACCAGGACATTGAGGACTGGCGGGCGGGTAAAATTTTAAGGCTGTTAGCGCACCCGCAGTCGGGCGGTATCGGATTGAATTTACAGTGTAACGTGGCAGACACGGCCCAGGTGGTTTGGTACGACCTGCCGTGGTCCAGTCAGGACTACATCCAAGCCAACGCCAGGGTCTACAGGCAAGGGCAAGAGAAACCGGTCATCTTGCATCACCTGGTCATACCCAAGACAATCGACAGCCAGATTGTTGACGTACTGGCCGAAAAAATAAATGTTCAGCAGGCCGTCCTAAATGCCCTAGATTGTGCATTATTATATCCATGAAAACAACACACATCGTTAGCGCGTCTGTGACGCCTCGCCTGTCGGATGAGGACATCGACCCCATTGAAATAGACGATCATAAGAACTCGACGGACTCGTCCATAGAGGGGTGGTTGCCGTGGGACCCGGAGGACATTGAGGACATACGCAGGATCATTGACGAGCGCATGAGTGATAAACAGCAGTTCATAATGGACGCGTTCCTTGACGGTTTGACGTGCGGTGACGTGAACGTGACAGAAAAGTACTGGCGCTATCACTTTGCCAAGGCCGTGGAGTTTATCAAGCAGGAGCTAAAGCTATGAGTGAGTTTGTGATCATTGAGATGATGAAAAACGGCACGTATGAACAGCACCACTTTCCTTGTGCGATTGAGCTTGACATGGCGAGGTACATGAACGAGGACGTAGTGAGCCTGCACGTTTGCAGTAACGAGCGGGACCAGGAACGATTTGGAGAACTTCTAAGGAAAATGCGCGATGAATGACCCAGTCAACCATCCAAAGCACTACACAGAACACCCAAGCGGAGTGGAGTGCATACAGATCACCGAGCACATGAACTTTTGTTTGGGCAACGCCGTCAAGTACATTTGGCGCGCGGATCTAAAGCGTGACGCCATTGAAGATCTAAAGAAGGCAGTTTTCTACATTAACCGTGAGATAGAGAGAAGAACACTATGATGTCAATAAAAGAGGTACTTGAGAAAGAGCTAATAGATGCCTACAGAGACCTGGAGGATGACATCAACGACTCGGCGGAGGCAGAGCCTGGATCTTACCTCGAACGCAACCTAGCAAACAACCTTGAGTACTTAAACGCGCTCAAAGTTATTGGCCCGTACTTTGTACATGAATTTGATCGAAGAGTAAAAAGAGACTTAGT